AAAACATTTTTAATCCATACATTTTCTTGTCTACCACTATCAAATTTTAATAGCCTAATGGGATCAATTTTACGTCCGATTGTTTGCTCAAGTTCGGCATGTGCTTGATCAGGTGTAACAAAGTCATCACAAAATACATAGCCACAACCTCGACGGTTTTTAGTAGGAATTTGCCAACACCAACCGTTATTTTGCGCCCAAGCATTAGTAACAGGTTCAATAACTTCATCTTCTTCGTATGGTAGTAAAAACGGTAATGCGCTATTTACAGGTAGATTTTCTTTATAACTTTTCCATTTTCCGCCCACTGCCTTTATTAATACTTGATTAAATCCACTAGCATCGATAAACATGTCTCCGTTGACAGTACTACCGTTACTTAGTTTAACTGAAGTTACAAATCCTGATTCGCTATCAACAGCGACTTGTTCAACTTCACTATCAATATGTTTTACAGTATTACAAATTTTCTTAAAATATTGACCAACTTTGTGTGCGTCAAAATGATAAGCATGATTACCTTCTTGCTCTACAAAACTGTTTTTGTTGTGATGAATTTTGTAACCAAGTTCAGTGGCAATATGTAATAAGTCTTGATCACGGTATCCTAGAGCATGTTGAAATACAATATCTGCTGAGTCGTTACTAGTCGGTGTTCCGTCAATTGGACCGTAATAATGTTTGTTTTTGTCAGGACCCCAACCTATATGTTTGATACCTAGTTTAATTGTAGCATCACATTCCTTAATAAAGTCTTGCTCGTTACAACCTAAATTCCACATAATATTTTGTACAATATTTGTAAGTGAGCCTGTAGATCCTTCGCCAGCACCAATAATACCGATTTTTGAACTTTCGATACAAGTAACAGTATGTTCTGGTCTAATTTTTGAAATCATTAAAGCCGCCAGCCAACCGGCTGTGCCGCCACCAACAATAACTATTTTCATACTAAATTTCCTCTATCTCCTCTAGCCGCCGCTCTTTGATACCAATCACTACCAAGGTTGGTTGCTTCGATAGCATCTAAATGAGGTATGCTTGACAACATACGTATTTCTTCTGCCATATGAAATTCTCTCATCATAAATTCCAACTCCATTGGATTAACGTAATTCAAATCTACATTAACCGGATAGCCCATCTGAATTAACCATAATTGCCAATTTGGCGGATGGAATAGCGTACGAGAGTGAACTTGTGTATAAAATTTTCTACTTGGGTCTTTCAACCAGTTTTCATAATATACATGTTTGTCTGATTTTACATGCGTTTCTTTTACAAAATTCCAAAAAGGTGTATCCCATTTAGTGTCTGCGTAATGGCTGTTGATAAAATCAACAGCATCATTATACCAATAAATCATTTCATTGTTATACGAATCAATATCTGCTTTTGAATAAGAATTATGACCAATTCGTTGTACTAATTTTTCTACACCAGTAGTCATACTAGCAAGCCCTGTTGATTCTAAAGGTTCAATAAAGCCGCCACTTAGTCCGATCGAAACAACATTGTTCTCCCAAAAATTTTCACTGTAATAAGGAACCCAGTCAATTACTTTTAAATCCTCGGGTTTAATTCTACCATCCCAATGATCACAAAAATATTGTTTTGCTGTGTCAATATCTGTAATATCTTTGTTAAACACCATACCACTACCAAAGCGTGATTGTGTAGGAATTTTCCAAATCCAACCGTGATCAACAGCAGGACAACTCACATATGGTACACACTCTTTTTCTTTATCTTCGTATGGCACATGACCTGCTACAGCACAGTTTGTAAATAATCTTCCTTCGCCTAATAGTTCAACACGTTTAGATTCTTTAAGTACTGACGCAAATCCTGTACAATCAACAAAAAAGTCTGATTCATGTATATGTCCATTTTTAAGTTCAAGACTAATAATATTACCATCAATATCTTTGTTAATACCAACTACATCGCTTTTGATTACTTGTACCTTACCGTGACAATGTTTTTGTAATTGTGTTACAAGTTTACCTGCGTCAATGTGATATGCTAGAGTTTCAAATGATCCCCACATATCTAGCTTGTTTGCTTGACTAACATTGTATGTAGGAAGCCCGGCAGTTTTAAAATCCATATCTTGTTTTTGCGCCCACACATCGTATTGAGTACATGCTTTGTCAAAGTAACTTCTATTCAAATAAAACGGATGCCATACACTACCTTCAGGATTTCTCCATCCGGGGAAGTCAATGCCTGCTTTGTATGTAGTATCAATTTCCGAAAACCATTCAGTAAGATGTAATCCACATTCTCTTAAAAACTGTGGAAATGTAAGCACAGTTGCTTCTCCAACTCCAATTGGATTTCCAACTTCTTTATCAATAACTGTCAACTGTAAATCCCACTTATTATTCATTAAATATGATGCCGCCAGCCAGGCCGCAGATCCACCACCAACAATAGTAATGTTTTTAATTGTTCTCATTTTCTAAGTATCCTATTAGTTCAAAAACCGTTTCTAGTTTAGTTTGATTTGTCTTACTTTGTAAAGTATTACGTAGTCCTACGTGTAAAGGTTTAGGCCACTTACCAAAAGTTACCCACGAATAACCGTCATGTTCGTTATTTAATATTGGAAGGAATTCGTCGTTAACAACAACTAAGTATGTATGGAAACTAAATTTTTCGTCTGTACTAATAAAAGTTTCTAAAGGAATAGTTTTAACAATTGACGGAAGAAATCCTACTTCTTCCTCAATTTCTCGCTTCAATGCCGGCCACGGCAACTCATTTTTGCCGTTAGTACCGCCTACTAAGCCCCATACATTTTTTTGTTTACTTTGTGCTCTATGCAACAATAAAAACCGTTTAGTTTTTAAGGAGTAAAAAAGAGCACCACTACAAATTATCTCTTGGTTCATGCAATTAGTTATGCTATGAAGTAATACGCCAAGACCCTTTTCGGTATTCGCCTTCGAATGAAAGTATCCATTCTGTACCAGTCCACTTATACTGTACACCGGTATTTAAATTAGTAACATATACTGTGTCTTCGTCGGCATATTTACTAGCATCGAATACTATATTCCAATCAGCTCCATCCCATTCAATAATGTCGTTTTCACTAGCAAAGAAATCAATATTACTTGATCCCTTCCATGCGTCGGGACCATCTTCGTTGTCAGTGTCGCCAATTGAATCTAGTAGTAATAATCGTAGTCCTGCCGCTTTCGCATTTGTTGGATTATACTTTTTAGGATCAATAATAAAATCTACACTGCCTTCATTTCCTCTTCCTGCTGGACTATTTAAATTAGTATTTGTAGGAATTGTATCTTCGTCCCAATCAATAATAATTTGTGACTCATCTAAAGGATTAATAGTAATAGTTCCATTAACACTACCGGCTGATGATTCTCCTGAAAGAACAGTACGTTTTAATTGAAGCTGACTTAATCCTGCTATATAATCCTGTGGTCTATCTTCAAAAAAGTCAATCCAGGATACTGTGCCAACTTGACCTTTATGAATTAATTGTCCAATATTGTTTAGAACATTTAAATCATAATTTTCGTATCCTCGTACAACCATATTAAGGTTTAATCCGCCTTTTTCCAAATCAGTAGTAGGAAGTACAGTGCCACTGTACGCTGTTAGCTCAGGAGTCGATTCGCCTAAATTAATTGTTCCTTTGCTTTCGTCAAATATACTCATTACTACATTTGTAATAATTCCTAGCTTTTTAACTTTAGCAGGCATATTTAAATAAATTGGTGTTGTAAATCCTAATTGTGCTACATCAATATCTGATTCTGTTCCTATTGGAATTGTTCTATTACTAAAACTAATATTAGTAAGTTCAACTGTTGTTAAACTACTCCAGTCGATATAATTATCTGTGGTTTGAATTTCTAAACTTGGATTAAACAACATTAATAGTTGCTCCATAATTTGAAGTTTTTGATCTGTATTTGTTGTCCACATATCAACATTAACTGCTAGTGTATAAGGACTAGGCATAATACGTTCTACAGTATAGTTTTTACCTTGTGTATTTAAGTACTCGTTATTATCCTCATCATAAGCACGTTCTCTAATATGTACTTTACTTGTAAATGAACTATCTGATGTACGTGTTCTATCTTGTTCTAACCCGGTAATATATACTGCCATGCGCGGCGCACTAGGTATTTTATTTTCTGAGTTGTCTCTTAATATGTGACCAACTTGACGAGTTATATCACCGTACATTACAGGAACTTGAACTATTTTGCCATCACCGTCTTTGTAAGAAAAATTACTAAACAATCTAACTAATTGTGTAATATATCTTCTAATTTGTCCATCATAAAAATGCTGCATTAGTTATCTGCCTTTGGTCTAAGTGCTTGCGAAATACTTTGACGCTCTTTAACCTGATCGCCGCCGATGTCATTTGTATTAGTGTTGTTGATAAATGTACCTTTTTGTGTTTGTTTAGTATCTGTATTTGAAAGAGGTGTACGCACGGCGTCTTCCATTTTAACCCACCTTTGGCTATCATATCTAAATAATCTATTTGGCATCATATCAACACGTAAAAAATAGTCACCTTTTACACTATCTGTAGGAAAAGAAATACCGCTACCAAATGTTTCTCCGTTTGGTGCTAATCCGTCTCCTAATAAATATCCGTTATAGCCGTTACGATCTGGAGTTTGATTAACTCTACTAGCATCAAGTTGTCCGCTTTCAATACTAGCATCAATATCAGTTTGATCTGTTCTTACAAGTTCAGGGTTGCCATCGTTGTCTGTTTGTAATGTATAAAAACTGCTAGTATCATATCCTGACTTTGGTGCGTCAGCTTCTGCTTGTTGTAAAATAGCATTGTTAATTTGCATTTCTGATTCATATGTACTAAGCACATCACGTAATGTCTGTGTACTACCTTCTTCAGTTGGTAAATCAAGTATGTCTTTAAATTCTTGTGAGTCAACAATTTGTTTCATTTTTACACGATACAAATGTGGATACCAACTAGGTGAAAACCCTTCGCTTGCTCTGTT